TCACCAGTTCCTGTTCCATCACCATTTCCATCACCAGTTCCTGTTCCATCACCATTTCCATCACCAGTTCCTGTTCCATCACCATTTCCATCACCAGTTCCTGTTCCATCTACCCCAGCATTTTCATCTGTTGCTGGTAATGGTGGGGTACTAAATATTATTACCCAAGGAACTGTCAATGGGATTGGTCCAAACGTTGTTGGCAATAATCCATTATAAACCCCCGATATGGTCAATTGATGCAGAACTAAAGCCATAGCTAATTCGCTAAGAACAACATCAACACTAGTGTGTCTAAAAATTGCTAGTAGAGCTGCTCCTAATATGGTTGGTGATCCTGGAAATAACACTTGCGTACCACTTGTTGGTGCTATGGTTGGGGGCATTGGTGGTAATGGTGTGAATGTTGAGTTTAACCAGTAAAGGCAAAACCCAGTAGCCATCAAATTATAACCAGTTATAAGATCCAGTGGATTGATTTTACTAAAATTCATTCTCAGTCCATCTGCTATATTTTGTTTTAATATTTGCTTATCGCCTCTGAGTAATGACGATCCATATAATAATGTAAAACTACTACCAACATTTGATAAATCATATGCAGTGGCAAACAATTCTGCAGCATTATCTATATCATTTGGTAAATGATTAGTTAATACAGGGCGCATCATTGTTTTGAATAATTCGGAATTCATAGTATTTAAGTTTTATCTATAGAACCTTTTCCAGATTTAGGCCATCCAAATCTACAACTCCAATATCTAGCCTTGTGTCTTGGTCCTGGTGTTGCGCATCTGTGTCTTGCTCTAAACGCTTTTCTTCGTTCTGGATTGCTTTTTTTTATTTTCATAGTTTTTTCACCACCAGAACCTTTATGTCCAAAATTCACTTTCACAATATTTCCATTAGGTTTTCTAACATACACTGAAAATTTTTTTGGTCCGCTTGGGGTTCTAAATGGTTTTCCTAATGAAACTTTTCTGCCTCTATATTCTGCTTCATTTAACCCCTCTTCCATTTTTTCCATAACTGCAAAATACAGTTCTGTTATTTTGTCAGATTCATTCATACAATATCCTTCTAATCTTAGCTCTGCATTTTTTACAGTTTCTTTTACAGTTTTATAAGATCCGCCTGCGTTTTTATAGGCTTTTACTAATGCAGCGGAGGCATATGCGCTTGGCCAAACTTTGAATTTACTTTTTATTCTAGACTTTATAGAACTATACAGTTTTTTATTAGTTGGCACAGATTTCTCTATTATTACATTACTCACAGTTTTCTCCATTTACTTTTTTATAATTAGTGGTAAACTTTTCTGAAGCAACAGAAAATAACCCACCAACAACGATATACAAAAATCCATCAAAAATGAATTGCTCAACTTTCATAGAATACAAAGTTGACATTAGTCCCATCATTATCATTATTCCGAATGATAAAAACATCATAACTCTCTTTGATGATACTTCTCCAGAAGATCCTATGAAAATTTCTCGAACAATCTTAGTTTTTTTCAAGATTATTCTCCAAATTCTTATCTAAATTTTTTATAAAATTATTTTTAAATTCGTCAAATTCTCGCTCTATCTTTTCTAAAAGTTCTTCTTTCGTTACAGGAACTGTCCATTTTTCAGAATCCCCAAATTCATTTGCAAAATCAACTTTAGATAACTCTTCTGCTATTAAGTTTTTATCTTTCTCTGCTTCTTTCAACCATGCCAATGCATTTTCTTTTATTTTTCTATTTTCATATTCGTCCCATTTTCCATCTAATCGTATTTTATGCTCCATATCTACAACACAATCTAAACACATCCCATGTAGTCTTTTCATTTTTTCATCTATTTTTTTTGGCATTTTGCATGTACATTCTTCTTTTCTACAGTTTGGGAATGTATTTAAAAATTGATGTAGCTCTTGTTGCCATTCCTTCCCTAATTTAATTACATATCCATCTCTCTGTTCCCACTCATTGCCATCTGAGTCTTTCCATCTATCTCCTATTTTTTTAACTTTTAAAGATTCCCCATCTACATGGTTGTAACCAACTGTTACTTTTTGCTGTGATTCATGCTCACCGTATAGCATCTTTGACACATCTTGAACACCTTCTATTTTAACCATAACACACCTTAGCCTTTTTTTAATAATAAAAATACCGTTTTTATAAATCGTTTAATAGTATTATCTTGTTTTCCTTTGTTTAATAGTTTCATATAATAACTAATATAATTGTACATTGGGCTGAATTTTTTCTTAGGCAATTTTCCAAGTTGAAACATTTTTAGTAATTCATCCGAAGATTTTTTTGGATATACGTTTTTTAAATCTGTTACAAATTGTTGGGCATGTGCTCCTATTTCAGATTTATCGGACAAATACATTTTATTGAATTTTTCTTGTCCTATTTTATCTGGATTATTAAATTCGTATTTTGCATATTGACGCTCTCCACTACGTATTTGCTGTTTTATCGATTGTATAAAATGTGTTAATTCATGTGATAGTAAACCAGAATAAATATTCATTACATAATTATCCACAATATTTTTGCTTGTTATTTTTATAAATCCAGTTTTTGCTAGAAATATTTTTAAAAAGAATAAAAACCAATCAAAATTTATATTCAAAATTGAAGTATAATCTCCATCATAAATAGATCCATCTGAATCAAATAATGCCCTTTCTCCTATAGAAAAATCGTTGTGATTTTTTAACCTCTTCATCTCTAATTCATATTTTGGCCAATCTTTTGTCTTTTTTATACGTTCTAGTTTATCCAAAAATGTTCCAGGTAATTCATCATCTAAAGCTAGCTCTATTAAATTTTTAAACTTATCATAAACGGAGTTTATTGTAATTTTTTTATCTTTAATGATAATGTTGAATTTATTTAATTTTATTTGCTTATATGCATTAATATCTGATGTTTTTATATCCTTTACATATGATTCTTCGCGTATGTATGAGTTTATTATTGTTTTTGATTTATCACACATATTTTTAAACTCATCGGTCAATTCTGAATCGATTATATTTTCAAAATAATACACCGTGGTTTCTGGTTTAATATGTGTTTCTAGTTTATAGAAACTTTCTTTAGCTATTATTTCTAACTTATGCAATAATACAGACGGTACGTTTGCGACTTCATTTATAGAATTTTCATTTATAACATTTTCATAAACTTTATTCCAAAATTTTCTTGTAATTAAATGCATTGGATTCTGTTTATTTGCTTCTATCATTTTTCCACGATTTTGATTGAATTTACTCATTATCAAATTAAATATATTAGCATCAAACCACCCAAAAATATAGACAAAACGAGATTTTAATTCTGACAGTTTTGCACTCGTATCACTTAATGCTTTTTTTACAGTATCATCTGTTAATTTTCCAAAGCTAGGTATATTATATGATATTTCATCACATATAATATAATATATGTATGGATTTTGTATGTCTTTATACGGTATAGCGGATGTTTTGTTGTACTTTGTTAATCTTTTTATGTCTTTTAAATTATTGAATTCATTTTTATAAACAGCATATATTATTATAGTTGAATCTTGATCGAAATTTTCTAACATTTCTAGTGGATTGTATGGGTTTGGTGATTTTACAAAATTATCAATACCATGTAATTTTGCAATACTTTTCTTTTCCAAAAAGGTTAATGGGTATTTTACTGGGTCTATAAAATCGTCCGTTATGCAATATACTGTTCCAGAGCCAAATTTAATCCCTAGTTTATTGTATTGCTCCTTATCAATTACCGTCATTGGTTGAAATTTTCCAGGAAAAAAAATTATTACATCTTTTTCTACCAATTCATTTTCATTAAATAATGGTAAATTCAATTCTTTTAAAAATTTAATTACTTTGGTATTTTGCATATTATAGTCCTGGGGCTATTGGCCATTCTATCGAAAATGGGTTAGTTTGTTCCGTTACATCTCTTAATTGTTGACGATATATTTGCCATTCGATTTGTTTTTGATTTGTTAATGGTGAATCTGATAATTGTGTCCAATCGCATTCTAACAATAACTCATTTCTAAGGTCACGGACTGCACGCCACATCCCTTCAGTTTCTTCTTGAATTTCTTGTTGGTTCTTATTGCGAACTTTTTGATATTCCACGACTTCAGTTTGTTCAATCACAAAATCACTACCGTCATAAACTTGATTCTCACCAATTTGAGCAGCTTGAAACCTATAAGGATACCAACCATATTCTTTTAATTTTTCATTATCAAATAGATAAAAATTAGATATATTTGCCCAATTTTTGGGAAGTTGTGTTGGTCTTCCGATTATTTGTTCATTTTCTACTAAGATATAATCCATGAATAAACTCTGTTTATTGAAAATAGTATACTACATATAACTATCGTCTATAATTTTTATATTATAATATCTTTTCCCATACCAAAAATTTTACATCAAATCTTCTTGGATAGGGGTGTGTTGTAACTAATTTCAATTTTTTTGAAATTATAAACTCAATATCTATACCATCATCATCCCAATATATCAAACCAGAGTTTCTGTCATCTATTCCTATTGGTATGAATCGTTTTTTCTCATTGACTGATATAAATTTACCATTAGGCTTTAATGCATTGTATATGAAATCAATATCTTCTTCGGGAGTTGGACTGTGTTGTAACACATATATTGATGTTATTAGATCAAATCTATCTGAAAATTCTTTCTTTTCATTTTCTGATAACGGTGTATTTATGGGTATAAATTTTTTACTACGAACATATTCAACTGCGGTTTTCAACATAGGTTCACTAAAATCAAAACCATATACATCGCAACCTAAATTACTTATTAACTCTTTTGATACCCTACCAACACCACATCCAAAGTCTCCAACTACGGAATCATTAAAAACATAATCATTTTCTAATAACATTTTAATGGTCATACTCGTTTCAAACTGAAATTTGTATGAAACTCCTGGTTCTGGAGAAAGACATATTTCTTTGGCGTGTTCAATGTCTCTTGGGTAAAAGGCTTCAATGACATAGTTCATATATTACCTATCCGAAAAATTCTTCGCAGTAATAGTTAATTCTTCTCGTATTCGGTCAAATACATCACTCCATTCACCATATTTTGTTTGTTTGAACAATCTAACCGAATCATACCAATCAGATTTTTCTCCTGGAACAGACCAAGTGTAGTAGGGCATTATTGGGGTTGCAATCCAAGTTGGTACGCCCATAGAAGCAGCTAAATGTGCAATAGAAGTACATGATGATATTACTAAATCCAATCCAGCTATTATATTTGCAGTGTCATCCCAAGATTTCATCTTTTCTCTCATATCGGCAAAAGGAAGTCCATCTATACAATTTTCATCACGTTGAAGTGAATAAAATGTTGTGTTTGGTACATCATGTAAATTTATCATAAGTTCTGGCGGAAATCTTCTATGTTGTTCATCTTCAAATCGTGGATTACCACTCCATCTAATTCCAACTTTTAATGTTCCTTCTTTTGAAAAAAGTTTTGTTGGATTTTTTGGAAAAATATATTTGCTACCGTCTAAATCATGGAATTCCATTCCCAATACATAAGCAGCAGACATTGCTGGAATCCAATAATCATAATGGGCACCAAATACCATTTCATTATCAACGCAAATAAAACCATGACGCGAAAATAATTCTTTTAATTGTGGAATACATGATACCAAAACTCTTGCACCCATTTCTTGAAACCGCTTAGCAAAACGAAAATTGAGAATTTGATCACCATGTCCACCTTCACAACGAAATAATAGTGTTTTTCCTTCCAATGATTGATCTTTCCAAATTTCTCCTGGAACGGCAGGAAGTCCGAATACATCAATAAAACGACCATAATTAAGGTGTTCAAAACCTTTTTTTAGATTACCATGACGCATTTCATGCCACCCAAGATTGAACAGAACCCGTGTGTCATCTTGTGGTTGATTACGCAGTATTTCTTCACTCAATTCGGGATTACCTTGAATACAATGCTCCAATGAAACATCTAATGGATGTAATTTAGTATTACTCATATACAAAACCTATAATAAAAATATGTACAATATACAAAATTTTTGTTTAATTTCCAAATTTATGTTGTTAAAAATAAAGAATGCTGATCACAGGCAGATGCAGATGCCCAAGTGGATAATGTACCTACTTGAACTGGAGATGAGAATGTTGTAATAGTTGATCCATTTCCCATTTCTCCATAAATATTAGTTCCCCATGTCCAAATTGTTCCATCTGTTTTTAGTGCTGCCGCATGATTATAGTCTGATAGACTAACCGTTTTCCAATTACTCAAAGTACCAACTTGAACTGGTAAAGTGAAAACTGCACTTAATAAACCTTGTCCTAATTGACCATTGTTATTAACCCCCCATGACCAAAGTGTGCCATTTGTTTTTACAGCAATCGTTCCGTTCGTTCCAGCACTAACCATTGCCCAATCACTTAATGTTCCTATTTGAACTGGTGATGATTTGCTTGTAACAGTTCCATCACCTAATTGATAATTAGTATTTCTACCCCATCCCCATAATGTCCCATCCGTTTTAATTGCCATGGTATAACTTACTCCACCACTAACCATTGCCCAATTACTTAATGTTCCTATTTGAACTGGTGATGATTTGCTTGTAACAGTTCCATCACCCAAAGCACCACCAGCACCTGCACCCCATGACCAAAGTGTGCCATTTGTTTTTATTGCTACCGTATGTGATTGTCCAATGCTTACCTGTGCCCAATCACTTAATGTTCCTATTTGAACTGGTGATGAATAGCTTGTTACATTTCCAACACCTATTTTTCCAGAAGTATTACTACCCCATCCCCATAATGTCCCATCTGTTTTAATTGCCATTGTTGTAAAAAAATTCATATTTATTTTTGCCCAATTACTTAATGTTCCTATTTGAACAGGAGAATCATACCATATTAAATCATTAAGTCCTAATCGACCAATACTATTGTTACCCCATGCCCAAAGTGTTCCATCTGTTTTCAAAGCAATAGTTGATTGTAAATCACCCGCTATCGAAGATATATTTGAAATATGATTTATTTGAATCGGTGACGAATACATCAAATCGGATCTACCCAAAACTATCTTTGGACTGGTAACAACTCCGTTAATGAAACCAACGGTTTGAATTTTTCCATTAGTTTTTAATGCCATAGCGTGGCTTTGACCCATAACAATTTTAGACCAATCGGTTGCTGATCCTATCTGAGTTGTATTGCTAAGTGTTGTTGTTGTTTGATTTCCTAATTGTCCTTCTGAATTGGAACCCCAAGCCCAAAGAGTTCCATTATTTTGTATAGCAGCTGTTGAATTACCACCCGTAGATATATTAACAGTCCAATTTGAGAGTGTTCCCACTTGTACAGGAGAAGATGTACTTGTGCTACTGCCGTCGCCAAACTGACGATTGGTATTGTTACCCCATGCCCAAAGTGTGCCATCTATTTTTACAGCCATCGTATGTGATATACCACATGATGCTGCTAACCAATCGCTTAATGTTCCTATTTGAACAGGAGATGATCTTGTTGTTCTAGTACCATCACCTAATTGTCCAGAACCATTAAGACCCCATCCCCATAATGTTCCATCGGTTTTAATAGCAATAGTATGTGAATTTCCGATTGTAACGTCTGCCCAATCACTTAATGTTCCTATTTGAACTGGTGATGATTTGTTTACAGCAGTTCCATCACCTAATTGCCCTGATGTGTTAAGACCCCAAGCCCATAATGTCCCATCTGTTTTAATTGAAATTGAACAATTCACTCCAGCAGCTAATTTTAACCAATCACTTAATGTTCCTATTTGAACAGGAGATGATTTTGATAAAGTACCACCATCGCCTAATTGTCCAGAAGAATTTATACCCCAACCCCACAAAGTGTAATCATTTTTTACAGCAATAGTGTGAGAATACCCACATGCAATATCTAACCAATTACTTAATGTTCCTATTTGAACAGGTGATGAATATGATGTCAAATTATTAAGACCTAATTGACCAGAATTACCAACACCCCAAGCCCAAAGTGTTCCATTCGTTTTTACAGCAACACTAAAAGTTAAGTTGGTGTCTATGTTTTGCCAATCTGTTGATTCGTCTAATATGTAACCAAATTTTAATGCAGATGCATCATTATCTAATGCACCTTGAAATGCAGCTCCAGTACCCCATAAATAATTTGGTGGTGCAACGTATGGGGTATAAGATGCAGAAGCAGCATATGCCATTCTTATTATATTACTTAACATAATAAACTCCCATATCAAATTAAACCAGTTTGATTTTGTGCAAGAACATATCCAATGTATTCAGTTCCACTATTTACCGTAAAAAATGAATATATGTCCATATTACCATTGGTGCTTACCACTGATGGCGCACCATTTGGCCAAGTTACTTCACCACCCCATGAAACAGTTCTAGGGGAACCGTCACCAACATATATTATAGTAAAGCTACCTGCTTGTAGTTGAGTTGGATTTTTTGATATATTAAAATCCATGACATTACCTGTTAAATTTATTCTGTATATGTTTCCTAAACTTAAATCTATATTCACTATACCACCCGCATAATCTGCTGAAACTGACTTGGAAACCATAGTTTCATAATATCCCGTAAATAAAGGATTTACTAATGAACCAGTGCCCATATTAATCGATCCTGTAACCCTTAAAGTTGATCCATCAAATGACATGTTGCTTTCTGCTATTAAACCAGCAGTTGTTCCATCGGATGTTATAACTCTATTATCACCCGTGTTGGTTACGGATGCACCCGATAATAAGTTTGTTGACGCACTTGCTCCTAATGATGTAAGGTCGAAGTATCCACCTCTTGCGTTTCCACCTTGTTCAAAAAATCTTATTTTATTTTGGTAAACATCTATCGTTACACCACTACCCGTTAATGCTGTGTTGGTCTGTGGTTTTACCAATAGTATTTCACCACCTTCATCACCTGAAGAAGTTCCTATCACTAAATTACTAGCCTGTAGTGTTATTGATGAAGGAGTATCTACTGTTAGTGATCCACTGATTACAGCATCACCAGTTACAGTTAATGTGGATCCATTAAATGTTAGATTAGATTCGGCAACTGCAGCATTAACAGTTCCATCTGATGTTAGTATTCTGTTATCACCAGTGTTTGAAATTGTAGTGAATCCAGTTCCAGACGATCCTGCAGTTGCAGAAGTTCCTGATGTTCCTGATGTTCCAGATAATCCAGATGATGCAGATGATCCAGCAGTCGCAGATGTTCCTGATGTTCCAGATAATCCAGATGATGCAGAAGATCCAGCAGTCGCAGATGTTCCAGATGTTCCTGATAATCCAGATGATGCAGAAGATCCAGCAGTTGCTGATGTTCCAGATGTTCCTGATAATCCAGATGATGCAGAAGATCCAGCAGTTGCGGATGTTCCAGAAGTTCCAGATAATCCAGATGATGCAGATGATCCAGCAGTCGCAGATGTTCCTGATGTTCCAGATAATCCAGATGATGCAGATGAACCAGCAGTTGCAGACGTTCCTGATGTTGCAGATGTTCCAGAAGAACCAGCTGATGCAGATGAACCAGCAGTACCTGATGTTCCAGCAGAACCAGCAGATCCCGCACTACCAGCAGATCCAGCAGTCCCAGCAGCAGGTAGCCAAGTTGAACCATTTGATCTATAGATATTAGTATCAGTGGTGTTATAGTAAATTCCACCAGCAACAGCACTAGGTGCAGATGTTCTAGTAGGAATTATGACAGATCCAGTTATTATAAGGGATCCAGTTACCTGATGAACATCATCTAATGTGTTTCCGAACTTAGTGGATCCACTTTCAAATAATATAGATGCAGATATAAACTCTGTGTGATATTCTTGAGCAGTTAATTTTCCAGTTATTACAGCATCACCAGTTACAGTTAATGTGGATCCATTAAATGTTAGATTAGATTCGGCAACTGCAGCATTAACAGTTCCATCTGATGTTAGTATTCTGTTATCACCAGTGTTTGAAATTGTAGTGAATCCAGTTCCAGACGATCCTGCAGTTGCAGAAGTTCCTGATGTTGCAGATGTTCCAGAAGATCCAGCTGATGCAGATGAACCAGCAGTACCTGATGTTGCAGATGTTCCAGAAGAACCAGCTGATGCAGATGAACCAGCAGTACCTGATGTTGCAGATGTTCCAGAAGATCCAGCTGATGCAGATGATCCAGCAGTACCTGATGTTGCAGATGTTCCAGAAGACCCAGCTGATGCAGATGATCCAGCAGTTCCTGATGTTGCAGATGTTCCAGAAGACCCAGCACTACCCGCAGATCCAGCAGAACCAGCACTACCCGCAGATCCAGCAGAACCAGCAGAACCAGCAGAACCAGCTGTTCCAGCCGCAGGTAACCAACTCGTCCCATTTGAACGGTAAATATTAGTATCAATCGTATTATAATATATTGCACCAGGATTTGAAATGGCAGGTGTTGATGTATATGTTGGTAATGTTATACCACCTGTAACGGATATAGATCCTGTTATTCCATATGATCCTGATAATTGTTTTTTATGCGTCCATATACTAGAACTGTATACTAACAAATCTCCATATGATGCACCATTCGTTAAAACATTATGCAATTCTCCCAGCTCATATCCATTATCCACTTTAATAAAAATAGATCCTACACTATGATGTGTTCTTTCAACAAATCCTAAAATAACTGTGTGTTGGGGGGCTATTGGTTGTGTCTGCGTATATTGACCAGATGAGCTGAGGTATAATAATTTTCCTTCTATTAATCCAGTTGTATTCAATCCGCCTAATACACCATTAGTTATTATAAATCCCTCTTCCCCATTTATTATCGGTTCCGAAACAAATCCTAAAGTCTGTGAAGATCCTTGTTCTGCTGAAAAATCTGCTCTTTTTACAGAAATTCTATTTCCTTGAGAACCCGAAATATAGACCACTTCACCTTTCGTTAATGTTGTGGATTCTACGTTATAGACTCGTGCATATGTTTGTTGGCCGATTTTTAAATTTGTTAAACCGCCTTTTAATAAAAGATCAATAGTACCATCTCCATCATCCCATACCATTTCACCGATAGTAGGGGCCTCATTTGCAGTAATGTCGAATGCTATACCTCTTGCAGATGATACTGAGCCTGTTAATGATCCCGTTAATGATCCTGTAGCTCTCGCATCTCCAGAAAATGAACCTGTGAATGATCCTGTAAAATTACCAGATCTAGCACCAGATACAAATAAAAGTGTACCATCTACAAAATCTATAAGTGATCCAGAATAACCATTGAATGATCCTGTAAGAGAACCTGTAAGTGAACCTGTGAATGATCCTGTTACTATACCAACTAGATCTCCGTAGAAATAGCCCGCATAATTTGTCCCTATATTTTCTCCAAATGAACCAGTCCATGCATCCGATCCAGATAATGAACCCGTGTATAGTTCTAATGCATAACCAGGGGGTAATGATAGCGATCCAGTACCATCCCATATAACAATATTTTCTATTACACCGCTACCAGTATTGTATAATTTATATTCTGCCATTATATTATGCCTCCGTTATCACTACTACTACACCGCCCGCTCCTTTTCCACCAGCATATGCGGGTTGATTAAGATCTGGTTGTGGTCTTGCTCCACCACCACCACCACCATATTTACCACCATCTTCCGCATCAATATTCGCCTGACCCCCTCTTCCACCTAAACCTACCAGCGTATTATATGCCGATACATTAGTATAATTTGGTCTTTGATATATGGTGTTAACTAATCCAGGTATGAATACTGCATTGGAATTTGGTCCGCCTGGATCGATTCTTCCACCAAGTCCTCTAGCAAAATCGTATGGAGTACAATTTGCACCCCCATCACAACCCATACCAGCACCGCCACCACCACCAGTAGTTGTAAGGGCTGATGGGAATGGTACGGGTGTTTGTGTTATTCCCAATGGAATATCCCTCATTGGAAGTGGTGGAGCATCGGCAGTTCTAGTTGTTCCGTTTGATATTACTATACCACGACCCCCCCAACCACCACCAAATCCAGTCAAGTTTATTAACGGTCTACCTAAAGTCCATGCTGTAACCGCATCATTAGCACCACCGCGCAAAGCACCAATTCCACCAATCCCACCATATGCTATGACATAATCCCCAAATAAACTGTTTGTTCCAGTTCCACCTCTACCATTGATCCCCGCCCCAGTTCCACCATTACCACCAGCACCAACAAAAACTGTAACTTGATTTTGAATATCCGTGCTTTGAATGTTGCAACTACAATACTTCCACCACCACCACCAGCCCCACCAGTTGCAAATGGGTTAGTCGTTCCAACAAACGGTGTATAAGATCCACCACCACCACCACCACCGCCTATGGCGATAACAGTTATCCATTTAGCCCAAGGTTGTTTATTCCATGTATATGATCCATTACCTCCTATTATTTCATATGTATGGGTAAAGGATGCGCTGGATACCAACCCTATAAACGATGCTGTACCAGCTGTATAAGGTTCATTAAATCTAGCAGTTACGCTACCAGTGACATTTATACTGCCAGTGGTATAGATACTACCAGTTGCCCATATTGATGATTGAATAGGTGGATTGCTTGATGAAACGCTTAATACTGAAGATGCAGTTGCTGCATTTAATGTGCCATCGGATATTAATACCCTAAGATTTGATGGATTATTAATAGTATTAAACCCAGAACCAGAAGTTCCAGATGTTCCTGGTGAACCCGTTCCAGAAGTTCCAGATGTTCCTGGTGAACCCGTTCCAGAAGTTCCAGATGTTCCATAGGTTTCTCCAGAAGTTCCAGATGTTCCATCAGATCCAGATGATGCAGATGAACCAGAAGTTCCTGATGATGCAGATGTGCCTGATGATGCGGATGAACCAGAAGTCCCTGAAGTTCCATATGTTTCTCCAGATGATCCAGATGTTCCATCAGAACCAGATGATCCAGTTGCACCAGTGGTTCCAGATGATCCAGATGTTCCATCTGAACCAGATGATCCAGTTGCACCAGTGGTTCCAGATGACCCAGATGTTCCAGAAGTTCCATATGTTTCACCAGAAGTCCCAGCAGTTCCATCAGATCCAGATGAACCAGATAAGCCAGATGATGCAGATGATCCAGATGTTCCCGATAGTCCAGATGATCCAGATGTTCCATCTGATCCAGATGTACCAGAAATTCCAGATGATCCAGAAGTACCAGATGAACCAGGATCGCCATCTGTGGATGTTCCAGAAGTTCCCGATGACCCAGATGATGCGGATGAACCAGAACTTCCCGATGAGCCAGATGATGCTGATGATCCAGAGGTTCCAGAAAGTCCTGACGATCCAGATGATGCTGATGATCCAGAGGTTCCAGAAATTCCAGATGACCCAGATGATCCATCATTTCCAGCTTTTATAAATGTTATAACACATAATTCGTTACTACCAGGAAATACCCCAGCTATCCAATCCACATTCAATTCAAGCCACCCGCTATTATCAATCGTATTTCCCACTATTTTTAATATAGTGTATGTGGTGCTCTCTGGAAGAGATCCTTGAATTACCAAATGGCCACGAACTCCAGAAACTGTATCATCCCATTCTTTTATAAAATTACTTAGATTAGTTCCCTCTACTGTCAAATTATCTATCGATAGATATGTTATATCAACTAAAACATTTGAATTATATCTAAAATAACCCTGCCCTGGGTCTTCACCCATTGTAGTTACTTCAGAAAATTTGTATAACAACCCACCTTTATGCCCAGTTGTTCCAGATGATCCAGAGGATCCAGATGTACCCCCAGAACCAGATATTCCAGAAGATCCAGATGTTCCATCTCTACCATTTGCTCCATCAGTTCCAGAAGTACCAGAAGTACCATCATCTCCATCCGATCCAGAACTTCCAGAAGTACCAGATTCCCCAGATGATCCAGATGTAACAAATGGTCCTGTAGGACTAGTTTCCCCAGAAGTTCCAGAAGTTCCAGACGAACCAGAAGTACCAGATGTTCCGTGTGTTCCATTTTGTCCAGATGATCCAGATGATCCGTCAGATCCAGATGATCCAGAAGTTCCAGAAGATCCAGATGATGCAGATGAACCAGAAGTTCCAGAAGATCCAGATGATGCAGATGAACCAGAAGTCCCGTTAATACCCGATGTTCCATCTATTCCCGATGAACCAGATGACCCACTAGTGCCAGTGTCTCCAGTTCGATAGAATGATATAACACATTTTTCCGCATTATCTGGCTTAGTCCCAGCAACCCAATCAACATTCAATTCTACCCACGTAGCATTATCTGTTAGTGAGCTTACTGAAAAAATAGTATAAGTATCGTCGTTTATAGCATTACTTTGTATTACTATGTATCCCTTAACTAGAGATGTCGAATCTGCCCATGTTTTTATGTAATTTATAACATTTGAATGCTCCACAGTCTCATAATTTATAGCAAATTTATCTACTAATGATAGCGTTGTATCGTTAAATCGGAAATACCCCGATCCTGGGTCGGTCATTGTTGTGTTTGTATTATCGAATTGATATAATAATCCACCCTTATCCCCATCCATTCCAGATGTTCCCGATGTTCCCGATGATGCAGATGAGCCAGATGAGCCAGAAGTACCAGAAGTACCTGATGATGCAGATGAACCCGATGATCCAGAAGTACCTGATGATGCAGATGAACCCGATGATCCAGAAGTACCAGATGATGCAGATGAACCCGATGATCCAGTTGTCCCAGATTCCCCAGATGAGCCAGATGAGCCAGATGAACCTGATGATGCAGATGAGCCAGAAGTACCAGAAGTACCTGATGATGCAGATGAACCCGATGATCCAGAAGTACCAGATGATGCAGATGAACCCGATGATCCAGTTGTCCCAGATTCCCCAGATGAGCCTGATGATGCAGATGAGCCAGAAGTACCTGATGATGCAGATGATCCAGAAGTTCCAGATGATCCAGTTGTTCCAGATTCTCCAGAAGTTCCCGATGATGCATCT